TCTAGGTGTATCATCATTAGTTCTATATTGACTTTCAACTACTGCTTTAACAGTAATAGATGTATCAACAGAAGAACTAACAGTTTGTGTAGAAAAATTATAATCAGTTACAGTTTTATTTGTAAATGTTATGTTTTCTCCTATATCACCTATTAAATCGAATGCAAGGTTTACATTATTTTGAATTAGTTTTTGGTAACTCATTAAGCACCTCCACTAACTTTAACTCCTCTATTAGTTGCAGAACTATTAGGATTATCGTATTTAACAATTATATTTTGAATATGGTCAGGTAATTGTTTAAAATTACTTATTCCAGATCCTAAATCAAAAGTCATAGATATAGAGCCAACAGTTAAATCTTTTAATCTGGGAGAACCAGTTGATTGATCTTCTATTGTGCTCATATTTTTAATCAAATGTAATGCAAGTTCATAGGTAGCTTTTTTGATATCTTCAGGAATAGTTCCCATAAACTCAGTAGTATCATCTCTATCATCTTCTAAAGTTTCATACCCACCGGATTTAGTATCCCAATAAGTAATATCTCTAGGCCATGATAAAGGATATGAGGCAGTAGGTAAAGCCGTACCACCCCAATCCAAGTCATCGAGAATTCCTGTGGCTGTTACTAAAGCTCGTTCAACAGTTTCATCTGATGCACTATCCCAAGCAGACTGATTAAGTCTATTATAGAAATATTCTTCTGCTTCTGTTATAGTAACAAATGAATTGATCCCTTTTTGTAAAGCCATTTATTTTCTCCGTATCTAATAGTTATAATAATTAACCGTGATAAATTGGGAATAAACCAATTTGGTTAACGTTTGTAGCATGAACTGTCCAGTTTGTACCTAGAGCAAGGTCAGTATTTGAAGGATATGCAGTTGCAGATCCAGCCCATGAGAATCCTTTCGGATGCATGATATTACCCCATCTAGATAAAACAGTCACAAGACCACCACCATTACCAGCTAGTTCATCTCTTTCAATTGCAGTTGGATTAACCTGTGCAATATCACTGTAATGTACAGACCCAGCTTTTGCTAAGTAAGAAACTTTTAAACCTGCAGGCATGTTTGCAGTTAATGATTGGTTATTAATAACAAGTCTAATTTTTCCACCAAGAATAGTAGAGAAATTGAAGTTACCGTCTACAACTGGAGCAACATCAAGAACGTTTTCTTTTCTCATAATGTTGTAAGTTGCAGTGTCTACTACTAAGTAATAGAAAGGCTCTTCAAATTCACCCTTAACTTCAGTGATAGCATCTAATAAAGTATCAAAGAAAGTACTTCTTGATTGGCTAGCACCAGTAGAATTAACAAATAGTGGATTTGGATCATCACTAGCATCTGAACCAGTGTAAAAACCAAAAGTACCAACTTTTGCAGCAGCATCAGAAGTACCAATTGTAGTTGCGCCCCAAATTTTGTCAGCAACACCATTTAGGATAGATCTTAATTGTAGATCTTCTCTTCTTGCTCTAACTGAAGCAAATTGAGAACCTAAGTATGATAAACCATCAACTTTTGAGATTAATTTTTGAATTGATAATTCTTGTGCAGCAATATGATCAATATTTTTGATGTATACTGCTGATTTGTTTGACACTGACATTTCATTAATATCTTTATCAGCAGCAGTTTCATTTTGCTTATGATAAGTAGTAGGGTCAGAAAAATCTAACCATCTTAAAGTACCAGTGTAATTTTCACCTGAGTCATTGATTCTAGCGTCAGAACCAACTAATGCAGTTGATGTTAATAACGCAGCATCAGCTCTTTCAGCTTGTTCGTAAGCAGAAATAGCCTTAGCAATGTTATTAAAGTTTGAACTTATTACAGCCATTATATTTTTTCCTTTTATTATTTAATGCACATTTGTGCGGTTATTATTATAAAAGATCAGTCTATTCAGACCAGTCTCCGTCAACTTTAATTTGCCCTTTTGCAACAGCATTAAGCAATTCATCGGTTGACATATCTTTTATAGATGTGACAGGATTGGTTCCTGTGCTGGGTTTAGCTGGATTAATTCCAGTACCCATATTTGCTTTAACAGAAAATAAAAATGCATTATTTTCATCTTTAGCATAATTAGACACTGTCTCACTTATACTTAGACCACTTTCATGCACCCAATTTCCTGTAGCGTCTTTCTTTAAACTGTTTACAATATCTGAATAAGCCATATTAGCTGCTTTTTCAGATTTAAAGTTTAAAGCATTAAGCTGAGTACGCACGGCATTATCTCTACTTAATTCTGTGTTCTTTTGTTCGTATTGTTGAAGTCTTTGGTTAACCTCATTTAGTTTCATTTGCATAGCTTCAGCATGTTTACCTTGTTGTTCAAGGCTAGAAATTTCAGCTTGTCTTTTCTCTTCTTTAATTTTTTCTATTTGACTAATAGCTTCATCTCGCTCTTTATATGCATTGTCTAAATTTACTTTTATATTTTTTATAGCTTTAGAAACTTCTTCATCAACCATTTGTTTTATATCTGGTTGTTTAGTTTCTTCAGTTTTTGTTTCTTCAACTTGTGTATTTTCAATGTTTTCTGACATTATTTTTCCTTTGGACACGGCCTTAGTTATATTTTAATTTAAAACAAAAGATTAATTTGATAATTCTTCTAATTGTTTCAACGAAATTAATTTACCATCTTTATTAGAAAATTGAGAAAATTTAACTTTTCCAGAATTAAACAAGGTAACTCTTTTTTGATTTCCTAATACAGCCAGCTTAACTTCATTTGGTTGGTCTTTTAACCATTCTTCATATGTAGTTTTAGCCGGTACTTGACCATTGATAGAGGCACGACGACTATCAGATAATCCAGCAATTTTTCGTTTTTGTAATCTATTATTTTCTGTATTTAATAATTGATTAGCACTTTTAATAACAGGTATAGTTGTTGATCTACAATTAAAATGTTGTGGTGGTTGTGGTGCATTTTTATTATCTAATGAATAAACTTTACCATCTAACCTAGCACAAATTAAACTAGTTCTGCTATCTAAGGTAGCCACATATTGATAACCTTGAACAACATCATCATTTAATTTATATGTTGTATTTGACACATAATTAGATGTTTCAGTTATTGCAGTTCTTGTTAATGTTCTTAATTGTACGGTAGAAGCTAATAATCCAGATCTACCTAAATCACGAGCTATATTAATCATAGCTTTATTTTCAGTCATTCCCTGTTTGACTATACCTTTTATTCTTCTTTGTTGTAAAATACTTATAGATGCTAATTGTTGACTAAAAGTACCATTTGATTTGATAATTAAATCATTAACCTTTATAGTATCTTTTACACCTTTAGCTTTATAAATATTTGTTAAGGCTCTAGCAAATATACTTTTATAAAATCTAGCACTAACACCAGCTAGTTTATTTAATTCACTAATTCCTTCCTTATATATTTTTTTATAAGTTAAACGAATTTCAGTATTTAATTTTCTAGTTAAAGCATTTATATTTGCTGTACCAGAAAATGCTACAATTCGTTGTAATCTTATTTTGTGTGATGCCAAAATTTTATCAATTTCAGTATCCAATCTCTTTTCGTAAAGAGTCAATAATGCACGGTGTTTCAGCATTCTTGAATATACATCATCATTTATAGACATTTGATATCCTTTAATCTATAGATTTAATTTTAGCAAGTTCTTCATCAACTATTTTACCATGATGATCAATTAAAATTTGACAATTATTAACGTCAATTTCTAATCTTGCTTTATTAGTTTTTTGTGTTGATAAGGCAATTAAACTATTTCTCATATTTTCGTTTAAATCCTTTTCATAATATTTTTTATCATTAATAGTTATTGTTCTATTTTCTTCTTGTTTATTTTTAATTATCATATTATCTCTTTTTCATTTTAATACAAGAATTACCTTTACCCCTTCGGTAACCCTTCCAACATGCTTTTCCAGCACTACCTTTTTTCTTTTTGTAAGCCATTATTTGCCTCGTTTTTTAGCAGCAATAATTTTATCTCTTAAAGCTTTTGGAAGCTTCATTTGTTTAGCTGTTAAACTGTTTGATCCTTTTTTCTTGCTTTTCTTTTTATAAGCCATTTTATTTACCTCTTTTACGTTTTTTTGCCTTTTTTGCTATTGATATAGCTATAGCAATTGCTTGATCTCTTTTCTTTCCAGCTTTTAACTCTTCTTTAATATTTTTAGAAATAGATTTAGCTGAATATCCTTTTATTAATGGCATAAATTTCCTTTACCACATTTTACAAGACCAATATCTTGCTTTTGTTTTAGGCCCAGGACTAGAACAATTATGTCTTGCTCTAAAACTAGCTCTAGCTCCAGGATTGTTTTTTCTTATTCTCATAGTTTTTTGACCAGCAGCTTTTGCTGTTGTTCCACCATGACCAAAATTTACTTTTACAATATTACCTTTTGGGTTTTTAACATAAACTTTAAATTTTTTTACATCACCACGCATTGGTTTATTTAAAGTTACTTTTCGACCTCTATATTCAGCCATAATTAAACTCCTTTACTAGGTTTTTCAATACATGTAAATTTTGTTAATATTTCATATTTATTTATTTCTTCAATTGTATAATTATTTAATATCATTTGAGATTCTGAATATCCATTTTGTAAACAATCATTCCAATCTTTGTATTCTGTTGGTTTTAATATACCTGGACTGCATTGTTGAGCAATTGCAGAACAAATATACATAGTTAATATAAATTTCATTTTATCCCCATAAATTTCCAGTCATAGAGCCCTTATTGTATTCAGTAGCTCTATTTTCAAAGAAATTTGTGTGTTCAACTCCATTTAGAACCCAATCTAGCCAACTTAAAGGATTGTCTTTAACTTTATAATTTGGTTTTAAAGATAATTGTAATAATCTTCTATCAGCAATATATCTTATATATTTTTTTACTTCTTCAGGTTTTAATCCACGAATACCACCCATTTCAAAAGCTAAATCTATAAATTTATCTTCTAAATCCACCATATCCCGGGCAGTTTGATATAATTCAGCTTTAAATTTTTCAGTCCATACTTGTGGGTTTTCTTTTATTAACTGATGAAATAATTTAATCATACTTTCGACATGATGAGTTTCATCTCTAATTGACCAAGTAACTATTTGACACATACCTTTCATTCTTCCAAATCTTTGAAAATTTAGAAGCATAACAAATGATGCAAATAATTGTAAACCTTCTCCAAATGCAGAAAAACAAGCAATATCTTTTATTAAACCTTCAACACCTTTGCCTTTTGGTTTAAATAAATATTCATGTTTATCTGCCATTTCTTTATATTCTTGAAATGCTTGAAAATTAGTTAATTGAGTTTCACCAATAGTATCATTTAATAATGAATAACTATGAGCATGATTAGCTTCAGATGAAACAAAAGAACCTAACATCATTCTAACTTCAGGTGCTTTAAATTGTGGAATATATCTGTCTAAATAAGCTTGAGCTATATCTACATCACCTTGAGTAAAAAATTTTAATATTTGACCTATTAAATTCTTTTCCTCTTGTGTTAATCTTTCGTTCCAATCTCTTACATCTTCATGTAAAGGAACCTCACTAGGAAGCCAATGCATCTTTTGCATAGTATCATATGCTTCAAACGCCCATTCATAATCGAAGGGCTTATAATAATTTCTAGTTTTAAATAAGCTCATTTATTTCCTTTTTCTTTTTCTGATAACAACAAGTTTACCATTTTCTTCTTTTACTTCCATCCCAGCATCTTCAGTTTGTTTTTTTAATTGACGATACTTTTGAGTAATAGTTAATTTTTTTTTAATCATATTTATTCCTATATACAATCACATATTGTGTTAATTATTGCCATAATAAATACATAGCCAATATATCCAAAAAGAATTATTGCTAATAATTTATCAGTCCAACTAAAAGTTTTTTTATCCATTATCCCTCACAAGCTATACAATCTGATTCAGGTATTATTGTTCTTTCAACTTTTAAACTTACTAACTCAGCACGTTTAATTGCTTCAGATCTACAATAATATAATGTTTTTAATTTCTTTTTCCATGCTAACATGTGAATATCGTGTAATTCTTTTATATTTACATCAGCAGGAACAAACACATTTAATGATTGACCTTGACAAATATGTTCTTGTCTATCAGCCGCATGTTCAATGATCCATTGTTGATTAATTTCAATTGATGTTTTAAATACATCTTTTTCATAATCTGATAAATCTTTTAAATGTAAAACTGAACCACGATTAGCTAAAATAGAAGTCCAAGTTTTTTCATTATTTATACCTTTTTGCTCTAATAATTTTTCTAAATATTTATTTTTAACAAGAAAAGAACCTGACATTGTTTTTTGAACATATGCATTAGCTCTAAATGGCTCAATACTTGGAGAAGTTGTTCCACAAATAATTGAACTTGAAGCATTAGGAGCAATGGCAAGTAAATGAGCATTTCTCATTCCAGTACCTTCCATATCCGGAGCTTCACCTCTTTTTATAGCTAATCTTTTTGATTCTTTTACTGCTTCATCTTTAATGTGTTTAAACATTAATTTATTTTTAGCTTTTGCCATAACAGATTCAAATGCAATATTATTTTTTTGTAAATAAGCATGAAAACCCATAGCACCAAGACCAATAGATCTTTCTTGTGTTGCACTATATTTAGCTCTAAATACACTATCAGGAGCATTATCTATAAAGCTTTGTAATACATTATCTAAAAATCTAACAAGATCAGAAATAAATAATTTATCATCTTTCCATTCATCATATTTTTCTAAATTAACACTTGATAAACAACAAACAGCAGTTCGATCTTCATCGGTTGGTAATGTAATTTCAGTACATAAATTTGAATGTTTAACTGACAATCCTAATTTCTTTTGTTGTTCAGGCAATGCATCATTAATATGATCAATGTAGCAAATATATGGCTCACCAGTGGCTACTCTGTTTTCAAGTATTTTTTGCCACAAGTCTCTAGCTGAGACCTTTTTAACTATTTCTTTTGTATGTGGATCAATTAAATTCCAAGTATCATCATAAGTTGGTTCTTGAATACATTTTTCAATTAATTCCATAAAATCATTAGTAATGTTTATTCCATGATGTAAATTTAAACATTTTCTATGTATATCTCCACCTGATGGTTTTCTTATATCTAAAAATTCTAATATTTCTGGATGTGATATATCCATATATGCGGCATAACTACCTCTTCTAGTTTTACCTTGACTAAATGCCATAATTTCTGAATCTACAACTTTTAAAAAAGGAACAGATCCTGATGATTGAGATCCTCCAGATGTTTTAGTTCCATCAGATCTAATATGACCCCAATATCCGCCAATTCCTCCACCAATAGATGTTAACCAAGCATTTTCAGTATAATGTCCAGTTAATCCCTCTCTACTATCTCCAACATAATTTAAAAAACAAGATATTGGCATACCTCGCTCTGTACCACCATTACTTAATACAGGAGTTGAATACATAAACCAAAGTTTTGATGCATACCCATAAATTCTTTCAGCCATTTCATCATTATCAGAAAAAGCCTTTGCTGCTCTTAAAAATGCCTCTTGTGGACTATTTTCTTCTGGTAATAAATACCTGTCTTTTAATGTTGTTTTACCAAAATCTGTGAGTAAATTATCTCTATCTTCTACTATCATATATTCATTTTCCTTTTATAAAACTGTATAAGCTTCTACAGCAAGTACAGTTATCGACATTAAGTATATTGCTAAACTTGTGTACAATATATATTTCATTTCTTTAAATATTTATTTCTTATTTTAATTGCTAAAGAAAATTTACCCTTTTCTCTGCATTTTATTATTGTTGATTTAACTTTAAATAAAAGTTCTGTTTTCATTTTGATGTTAATCTATCTATGTGATTGTAAATTCTTCCAATTTGTTTATCAACCGACATTATTTCTTCACTTAACATTCCTAAGTGAACTTGTAATTCTACTATTGTCATTAATACATAAGTTGACAACCCTAAAAGTATTGTTCCCAATAAAGCTATTAAAGCTGTATTATGCTGACGTTTCATTATCTTCGTTGCCTTCTTCTTTTGCAAGAAGGACATTTATTCTTTTTAACTTGGTTTAATTTTTTAGTCCATAATACTCTAAAAAATGGTTGAACAACACCAACGGCTATTGCCCCAACTATTATAGCAAATACGGATTGTGTAGTTATGCCTGCTGTTATTCCAAATAAACTAGCAGTCACTACAGTATCATTATTAATCATTGTGCATTTGAATCCTTTCATAACCCATTAAAATGCCCTCCTTGCCATAAAGCAAGAAGGAGCATTAAAATTAAGATTAATGAATTAAAGTGACGCCATTTCATAGCATCCCCCTTTCATTAATTCTCGGTATTAGTATTACCTTGAATAACGTTTATTTCTTGTTCATATTGTTCTCTTGGAGAAATAATACGATTATCTTGAGATATTTCATCACTTCCAGTAGTATCATCATAATCTGTAGGAATTGCATCATTATTTTTAGCAACTTCTAAGAATGTTGATCTTGGAATTAATCCATTTTGATACCATTCAGTAATTAATCTCATCCAATCACTTCCTCTTGGAGAAGCATTGAAGTCAGATGATAAATTAAATCGAATATCTTGTTCAGTTATATTAACATCATATCTCCAATTTACAAGATGTTTGATAATTTTTTTCATGCTTTCTGATATTTTAGCATTTAAACTGGCAAGTGCCGCATTTTGTGCAGCATTTCTTAAGCTTAAGGCAACACCGGATTGATCGGAATTATTGGGCTCTAAACTTAACATTTTAACACCAATTCTCGTTAATTCATCATATCCACCTTTAATAGCTTCTTCCATATCTTTTAAAGCATTGGTTGGTGTTTGTAATGTTTCAACAGTATCATCTTTATTAACAAATAACCAAGTACCTAAACCTTGCTTAACAAGATCAGATTTTTCAGCTTCTGTTAATGAATCAGATTTAACAACTGGTGTATAAGTTGCACTTAAATATAATAAATGGTTTCTTCTTGAAATTTTATTATATAAAGCAATTTCTCTGTTTACAATGGCAGTCATTAAAGGGTCAACTGTATCAATTGAACCATTTAAAGGAAAGAACGGTATATAATCCATTCTTTTGCCATTTTGAAATAAATTTGTATTTGTTTCTTTTAAAATCCAATCATCTGTTAATTGATCAAATGAATAATCAACTCCACCATCAATAAATGTAGGTGTATCAGATGTATTTCTATAATATGTGTCAATTACATATAAACCATTTTCATCTAATTTGTGAACTTGTACAGTATCAACATATTTTGGATGAAATGGGCTATTTGGATCATCTTCAAGTACAAAATATCTAGTAATTAAATTAGATAGTTTCATTTGACCTTTATAATCAGTAGCAACAGACCAATTTACAACATTTTCAGCGTGGTGTAATATTGGATAAGGTTTTACCTCTTTTCTTTCAGCTGGTGTTAAATTTTCTAAATCTACAACAGGAAAGTCTATTTGAATAAAGGCTCTTGATGTTTGTAATTCTTCCCATAAAGCAGTGCTTAAAAATGATATCAGGTTACTTTTGTCAGATCCTATATCATCTAATATCCATTGCTTAGCTCCTTCTGGAGCCCCGTTAATTTCTAGCATTGGTTGTTTACGTAATAAACCACCTATTATCATTTTACAAAATTCACTAGATACACCCGGTACCTCAGCTTCAGCTTTGTAAAAATCATATTGCTCTTGTGTCATTGTAGGGTTAAACGGAAGTAATAAGTTGTCACTTGAAGGCACAGAATCATAATCCTTAGTATAAGACGGACCTTGGATAATTGCTCTGTTTCGTTTCCATTCGTTTATTTGACTCAGGTATTCATCATTTGGATATCCTGGGCCTTTGGCAGTTTCTGTAGATTTAACTATAGAACTGTTTTTATATCTAATTGCCATATTGTGTTATTCCTAAACATTAAGATGAACCAAAACATTTGGCTCGGTTATTAAAATAATTTTTGATTTGGCCGATCCAAGATCAAAAGAAATTGGTGTTCGTCAAAGTGCGATTGGCCACCCTAGCCCGACGCCAAAGAGGGATCTAGTCCCCCTCACGCCCAGCAGCCCATTAACGCCCCGAGCCTAGTAGGGCGGTCAGTCAGTT